AATTCAACATTTTCCCCAACTGATCTTGCTCTTAAATTAAGAAACAAAAATTCAATATCAATTGAAGGTAGGCTATCAATATCAACTTTTTCGGTTAAAGAACAATTTTTTATTACTTGCACAATATTTTCTCTGATAAATTTTGGGTCATCAGAAGTTTCGGAAGCGAGTAATAATAATTTTTGTTCTTTAACTAAGAATGGTCTGAATTTTAATTTTGTTTTTGAAACTGGTAATTCAATCTCGTAAACTGGTGTAGCTAATTTAGGTAATCCCATAATATCTCCATATTAAATTTATAATGTAACAAAATATCTGTATGCAAGTGTAATCGGTAATTTATGAACTGAATTTGCAGCATCCCAACGTAAACTTAAAGCGTTTGTAGAAACAGGAAATGCGTTTATTAATTTAACTGCATAAGATTGTTTTCCTGTTATATCGAATTGCTTTACTTCTATATCTTTTTGATAAGAATCTTTGTATTCAAAATCGAATCTTACTCCGCTTCCAGTTGGCCCTTTTGCTGATGATATTTTTTCCATCCAAGCATCAAAATATTTCTTTTCATTCATATCATCTGAACAAATAAATGTTAAGTTGATTTTGTCATAATAACTTTGAACTGGAAAAACTTCAACAGGACCATAAGTTTTTTGATCGACTGTTGCGAAATTTCTTGAAGGTAATTCTGCAGATTCGCATCTAAAAGGAGCAACTGGCATATCAAAAATAAACACCTCAAAATTTGTTGGTCTTGATAATTCTGTTCTAAACGAACTTATAAAATCTGAAATGTTTGCTGTTGTCATATTAGTTTATCTGTTATAATTGAATTTTTCTAAAGGCAATAAAACAACATAAAGCCATTCGTGAGAATCTATTGGTAATATTTTACTTCTTATATTACTATAAAGATATTCTTTAACACAAACATCATAACCCTTAAAATAATTGGATGAATTTTTTAAAATATCATAAGTTACATTCGTAATCAATTTATCGTTTGATTTGTTATATACCGAATTGGATTGTAATATTTTTCCCAAAAGAACCGATCTTTCGTTTATTGAAAGGTAATGTAAATTTAAACCTAAGAATCCATTGGTTCTCTTTTCCAACATAATTGTTAATGGAAATGCGTCCCATTTTGGTAAAGTATTTTTATTCTTTGCATCATAAACATACAAATACATTTGTCCAGCGGAAAATGAAGTTCTATTGTTTAATACATCAACATCAGCAATTTCTAAGTTTTGTTTTAATGCCTTTATCTTTAATTGTAACCAAGACATTGATATTTCTTTTAACTTGTTTCTCTCGACATTATTAACTTTTTTAAATCTTTCGTATAGAGAGGGTAACTCTGGGCGTTTAAAGAAGTACTCATTTAATTTTTTTTGTAAAGTTCTTTGTACAAATTGACCAGATTTATTATCTTTTTGTAAGGTTCTCCAAGCACCTTTACCGAAAAGGTATGGATCAAATATGTATTTTTTACCAGATTTATCTGGATACTCTACTACATATTCTTGTAAATAATTAAATTCTGTCATTTATTAAATAATTCCTTTTCCGTGAGCAATTTGAATTCCCAACCTCTATGTTCACAAAAAGATTTTGCTGCTTTCCATTTTGATGAATTAACTCCCCAAGTACACACTTCGTTTATATACGTTTTTGTTACTCTTTTCTTTGGTTTAGGTTCTTGCGTTTGCGCGAACGGTTTTATTTCTATAATGTATGTCGTAATAGTTCCATCGAACTTCTTAACTTTTACCAATAAATCAGGAAAATATCTGTGTTGTCTGTTATCTATTGGTGAAATATAAGGTATAATTATTTCTTCTGATCCCCATTCTATAACGTGAGAATTATCATCAAGCCACTTAAAAGCTCTCAATTCCCAGCTTGACCTATAGACAACATTATGTATGTCGCCTTTATATTTTGCTGGATTTTTGAGTTTATATAAACCTTGTTTATAAGTAGTGTTTCCCAAAATTTTAATATAAATATATGAAATCAATTACTATTTATTAAATAAAATGGGACAAATTTCTATACCGTTTACATTCGATCCAGTTAAGAGGCAAATATTTTTAACAATCCCTTACGATGTTAAAGATACTGGATTGGGTTATAAAGAAATGGTTATTCCATATGAATATAATACTAATCCAGACGAACCTGATATTTTTATTCCTGTTAACGTCGGAGGAAGTGTATTAAGTGTTCCAATAAACATAACTGAACCAACTATAACAGTTCCTAGTATAATTAATTCTTTGGGTATTAATCAAAACCTAATTGTTCCATTTAATACAATACCTTGGCAACAATCAATAGAATTTACCGGAACCGGAGAAATAAATGTTTGGTGGGAAGAAACAGTAGCAGATCCTCCAATAATTATTGATGATGGGTTTTATATTCCTCCAATAATCGATGATGATGGGTTGTTCGTAGAACATCCAATCTATGTACCTTCCCCTCCTCCGGACGAACCTATAATAGCGGATCTTGATCCTCCTTATGTAACATATCCAGAAGAACCAGATCATCCAATACCTTCTATAATTCTTCCGATTGTGGAAGAAGGAACTGCTCCGAGAGTTTCGATACCATTTATCCCATATATCGAACCAACTGAAGAAGCGCCGACCCCAAGAATATCTATTCCGTTTACTGAGTCGCCAATAATTTCTGATGATGAAACATATTTACCTCCCCCAATTTTAGAACTTCTAGATATAGCAAGTGTTGATGTTGGTAATGATTCACAAATAACTGCACCAATACAGCAGGAATCGGTTCAAATACCCTATACGATTGATCCAAATAATCAAAATAGGTTACTCGTACCATATACTACATCTGTAGATGAAGCTGGAAACTCTACTATAAATTTGGGTAATGTTCAACCAGAACCTGTACCACCTGCTTTACCGCTTGCTGATCAAACTAAAACAGAAACTACTCCAAACTTTAATTTCCAACAATTTGCGAATGATTTAATTGATCAAGGAAGCGAGGCTTTAGATTCAATAACAAATTCTTTAACTTCTGGTGGTCCTTTGGCGTCGTTACAGTCGTTTGCTCCAAATACGCCATATAGTTTCGATTCTTTAAAATATCCAGAAGATATCGCTGGTTCTTCTGCAACAGGACATTATGTTAATTTTTTCATCAACGTAGCAAAAGCGAGTAAATATTTATCTTCTGGATCGTATTCGTATTCGGATCCTGGTGGAAGTTATGCGTATTCAACCACAAGCGCAGGAACTGCTGCTGGTGAAGTTGGTAGCACTTGGTCAGAAGATCAAATTATGATGCCACAAGAAGCTTCTCACACAAGAATAAGCCAAGCAATATCTTTATACATTCCAGATTCTATGAATTATTCTCAAGGAATTGAATGGGAAAGCGCAAGTTTGTTAGAAGCTGGTGCAAGCCTAGTACAAAGTTTGGGTGGACTTGCTGGTTCTATACGAGGAAAAAGTAGCAAACAAAAGAAAGGCGGCGGGAATGTATCTAATACTATAAAATCTGTATCTTCTACAGATGGGGATTCAATACAAAATGCATTAAGAGGAATGATTCCTGCAGGTAAAATTGCAACCGGATATGCTGGTATGGCAATGAATCCTCAATTATTGGTTCTCTTTCGCGGTATTGGTTTTAGATCTTTTCAATACGATTTCTATTTTACTCCAAGAAATGCTGGCGAAGCTGCTGCCGTTAGAAAAATCATTAGAGCGTTTAGATTTCACGCTCATCCAGAATTAAGCGCTGGATACGGTGTTTTTTATATTTCACCATCAACTTTTGATATTGAATTTATGCATAAAGGAGCTTTGAATACAAATATTCATAAAGTTAAGACTTGCGCTTTAATTAGATATGACGTTGATTATGCTCCTTTCGGATGGTCAACGTATAAAGATGGTATGCCAGTTCAAACAAGATTAAGTTTACAGTTCCAAGAACTACAGATTGTAACAAAAGAAGATATAGAAAAAGGCTTTTAAATATGTCAAGATTTTATTACCATTTCCCAACAACTTCTTTTGAAAAAAAAGTTTTAACAGATATAAATGTTAGAATAAAAATTAGAGATACTTGGTTAAATGATCCAAAATTATATTATAATTATCAATACCAAGATTTTGATAGACCAGAACACATAGCTTTAAAATATTATGATGATGAAGAGTTGCATTGGGTTATTTTGATAACAAATAATATTTTTGATGTTAATTTTGATTTTCCGATGAGTTCTAGAGTTTTTGATTCTTATATAGAAGATAAATATAAAAGTTTAGGAGCTCTAGAAGGAAAAACTGGATTTGAATATGCTGTATCAACTCCAGATCCTGTATATGGATATCAAAAACACGTTAGAGTAATTTCTAATACAGGAACAACTGATCAATATTATGTTGTCGATCAGAATTCGTATTACAATTTATTTGAAAGTAGTAATCCTTCTGCTAGTAAACAAATTATGACTTCTGATGGTGAATATGTTATTTATCAAATTTCAAGAAGATTTCCTTTGGTAACGTATTATCAAAGAGAATTTGATGTTAATGAAGAAAAACGTTTAATAAGAATTTTAAAGAAAGATTACGTTCAACAAGCAAAAACTGAAATTCTACGATTGGTGAAATAAATTTATGGCAAATGAAAGTAAGTTTTCAAGTTCTAAAGTCACGGATTTAGAAATCAATAAATGTTTAGTTGTTTCTAAATCAAAACAACTAGATTTCAAAAATGCTGTAGTTGAATTTAATTATTTTGAAGATATGTTTTCTAATTTTACATCAATGCAGTTGATGTTGAGCGATTCCTCTGGATGGCATAATGATATGTCTTGGAGCGGGGATGAATATCTATTATTTGAAGCTAACAAACCGGGAGTTGAGGGTATTCCTGGAGCAACCCCTTTAAAGGGTACGTTTAGATTTTTTAAAATAGATGGTAGAGGATTAACCAAAGACGACAACGAAAACTTGATAATGAACTGCGTTTCTGAAGACGCGTTTCTTTCTGAAAGAATGAAAATTAGTAAGTCTTATGTTAATATGCGAATATCTGATATGGTGAAGGATATTGCTATTAATTTTTTAAAGATTCCTCCAGAAGAATTTCCTGACAAAAACATAGAAAAAACTATGGGATTACATCATATAGTGATTCCTAAGTGGAAACCTTTGGAGGCTATAAATTGGTTATGTACTAGAGCTATAAGTGACAAGCACGGTCCGGATTCTGGAGCCAGTTATTTGTTTTGGAAAAATAGAGACGGTTATCAATTTAGATCGATATTGTCGTTATATGATGACCAAGCAGCTATTGAAAGATTTCAATATACAAATCCAATCGCAAAATCTCAAAATGGTGGAGCAAGTAGCGGATATTGGTACGGTATAAAAAATGCAGATTATAGAGGAGAAGTTCCTTGGGATCCTTTTGAACAAATTATTTCTCATCATCCTCTAGATTCTTTTGATCCTTTTGAATTAAATCAAAGGGGAGGGTTTGCAAACAGAACTCTTTCTTTGGATTATATGAAAAGAACCCATGAAAATATAGATTTTGATTATAAGAAATATTGGGGGTTTTTGAATAGTAAAATTTTGATGTATAAAGATGATTATTATAACAATAAACCAATTATCGGCGAAGTAACTGATAGATTTGGAAAACAGCATAACGAATATTTAGAATCCACCATAAAAATACACCCAGCAAAGGGTGATAATTTAGAAAAAGCAGTCCCCTATAGATACGCTCAGCTTGCTCTAATTGGGCATAATAGATTAAAATTGGTAGTTCCAGGAGATCCTTATATCGCAGTTGGACGAATAATTTATATTCATATGCCTCAAACTGCAAAAGATGGTAATGGTAAAAAGATATATGACAGATTTTTATCGGGATATTATATAGTTACTGCATTAAGGCAAAAATTCGATCAAGAAAACAATTACGAAACTATATTAGAAGTTGTAAAAGATAGTTATACTGGAAGAAAAGAACAATACGATGGGAAAGCTGGATTAGATAGTAGCGCTGGTCAACAAGATACCAGCGGTGGACAATTTAACGAATTTATGAAAAATATTAAAAATTCAAGTACATTTTAGGTAATTAGTTATGTCGTTAACAATGAACAAAAAGAATTTTCCTGGGCTAGATGGTTTTATCTGGTGGACAGGAATTGTTGAAAGTAGAAAAGATCCTAAAAAAGTAGGAAGACTACAAATAAGAATTTATGGATGGCATACGGACGAAAAGAAATATATTCCATCAGAAGAATTATTATGGGCACAACCGATATTCCCGACAAATTCTTCTAATGAAACATATACTTGTAAAGAAGGTGATACAGTATTCGGATTTTTCTTAGATGGAGATTCAGCTCAATATCCAGTATTTTTCGGTAGAATACCAGACGTTCCAGAAAAATTATACCCTCCGAGTAAAGGTTTTTCTGACCCAGGAAAAGATATGGGCGATAGACCAGTTCAAGTTGCATCAAGAACTATGAATGATGGAGAAGGCATGGAACATACTGATGCTGGTCCTACGAGATATCCTAATCCATTAAAAGAAGCTACAACAAGTAGATTTGCAAGAAATGAAAATATTGATAAAACTCCTTTACCGTTCGTAAAAGCTCAAATCAAAAAGGATATACAGGCTGCTTGTGGTGTTAGTTGGGACGAATGTGACCCGGATTACAATGCAAAATATCCATACAACGATTCTGTTATGACGGAGTCAGGACACTTTTTTGATTTGGATGATACCAAGAAGAAAGAAAGAATCAATTTAATGCATAGAACTGGAACTATGCACGAAGTTAGAAATACTGGAACTGTGCATAGAAAAGATTTAAGGCACGCAGTTAGATTAGTTCATGGAAGCGATTTAAGCAATATTCGAGGAAATCTTTGGACTACTGTTGAGAGGTGGACTAGATACAAGTCAAAAGGAAAAGCATTAATCGAATTAAACGATCATTTAAAGGTTAATGTTGCTAAAAATATGAATCTTAATATTGGAGGCGACTTAGTCATCAAAGTTAAAGGGAAAATTTATATTGGTGCCCAAGGAATTTCTACTGAAGTCGATGTGGCAAAATGCGGAAACGAATATGTTGAGCAGTCAGCCGGAGGAGATAGTTTAGTATTAGATTCTCCTTCCACAACAATTAAAGGGCAAGAAGTAAATCAACATTTTCATATAGCAACTACAGAAGGCGCACCAACAAGTATTGCGATTGGACAAGGTTATACTTTTCCTGATTGGAAAGCTGCTGGTGGAACTGGACTACCTCCAGAAGAAACTAAAAAAGAAAATAAAGAAGAAGCAAAAATTGACAAGAAAGAAATTAAAGTCACTTGTAAATCTCTTGAACAAGAAGAAGATCCAAATAAGAAACCGACCAGAGAAGAATTAATGCAAAAACTTCTAGATATTGTAACTGGTCCAGGCGCAGGAGGAACTGGTGAGAATTGGTGTTATACTAATTCTGATGGAGAAGAAACTTGTATATTTACTCACCACGCGACTTCTGATTGTGCAGTTTTGACATATATTTATTGCGACGGTGGTGGATCAGTTGAAACTAGTTTGGGCAAAAAATATTCTAAACCGGATGGTTGGGCTTGTCCAATTGATACTGGTGGAGAAATTTGTGGTGGAGAAATCGATGTTGGTCAATAAGAGTAAATAAATAATAGATGGCTACTCAAATACTATATTCAGATATAGACTTGATGTTTAAAATACATCCAGTCAAGAAAGATCTTGTTCTAAGTACGAATGAACAAGCTATAATTCGTTCAGTTAAAAATCTAGTTCTAACAAATCATTACGAAAGACCTTTTCGTTCTGAAGTTGGATCAAATGTTAGAAAAATGTTATTTGAACCCTTGACACCATTGACTGCTAATTATGTAGAAAAAGAAATTTATGATGTTCTAAAAATTTACGAATCAAGAATAACAGGTTTAAATGTTAAAGTAGCAGTATCTGCAGATGAATCCTATTTAAATGCTGTAATACAATTTTATATAAACACGCAAACAAATTTAACAAAAATAGATTTGTTATTGGAAAGATTAAGGTAAATAAATGGCAGCAAATTCACAAATGCAAATTGTAGGAACTGATTTTGATCAAATTAAAGGTAATTTGATTACCTTTCTTAGAGATCAAAATATTCTTCAAGACGCTTCTTATACTGGAAGTGCGTTATCAATATTATTAGATATATTAGCTTATAATACTCATTATAATGCGTTTTATACCAATATGGTTGGTAATGAAATGTTTTTGGATACTGCTACCAGAAGATCTTCTGTAATTTCTCACGCAAAATCTCTTGGATATACTCCAACTTCCCCAACCTGTTCTACAGCAATTGTTGATGTCGAAATCATCAACCTGGATACTGCAATCAGAAGTTTCGTAATGCCGAAGTATACGAAATTTCTTTCTGAGAAACTTGATGGAAAAAACTACACCTTTGTTACAACAAGAGAATACTTTGTAAATAATCAAACCGGAACTTTCACAATATCTGGAGTAACATTAAAACAAGGAGAACCG